GTTCGGTGGTCTGCCAGTTCATGAATTCAGTCTTGCGCTGGGCCTTGCCGACCTTAGCCTTATCTGCTTCGCCTATGATCTTGGACTTAACGGGGCCAGTAGGCGGAAAGATTTCCTTAATAAAACGTGCGGAGAAGTCAACACACGCCTCGACCAGCATGGGATGCACAACCTTGTTGGCTCCCTGGAACGTGGCTCCACCTGGTGCGTCATCGCCCAGGCCGGTGCGGCGTAAGCCTTCTTCGTACTGAAGGTCGCGCTTCTGGCGAGCCTCTTTGTCGCGCTCAATCTTGGTCATCAAGTCGTCGATAGTGGTCTTCAGTAGGCGCTGGTCCACCTCTTCCACGATGTTCGCAAAGTGCTCAGAGCCTTCCTTCACGGAAATCTCTTCCATTAGAACAATCGCTCCACCGTCTTCGGTGTCTTCAACTTCCAGCTCGTCTTCTTCTGGGAGCTCTACCATTGTGATTTCTTCTATTTCTACTTCAATCTCGTTTTCTTCAGCCACGTTACAACTCCTCTAGTATTCGGTTGGCGATTTCATTAATCCTGCTAGCGTTATAAATCACTGGACCGCCTTCGGCAAAGTTCTCAGACATTATACCCTGTGCAATTTTATTTATCTTATCTGCGTCATATTTAGCGTTAACTGCTCCGCCTTCAGCAAATGCATAGTCTATGTCTTCAGCGTTGGTCACCAAGACCTCACCACCTACCAGCTCTTCGCCACGAGTTAGTCGGCCTCTAACGCCTTTCTGGTCTATGTTTCCAATGCTATCCATAATAGCGTTCTTGGCTTGATTACGATCCAACCCCTGCTCTGCCAGGTTAAAGCCGAACTTGTTGTTAAAGTAATCAAGGTACTCAGACTTAGGGTCGCCGCCTTTCAGCTTCTTCTTTACGCCCTGGTACATTTCTTTTGCCTGGCTGGCAATGGAAGCAATCTTGCTCTGCCCTGCATCATAGGAGAATAGCGCGTGGTTTACGGCGTTGAATACCTCTTCATCGCCTCTGATGCCAGCGTTCTGCCTGGTCTGTTCTTCGCCAGACTTGGGAACCAAGAGCTCAACTCTGTAGCGCTCTTCGATCAGCCCGGCGTCTACCATTTCGTTGGTAAGGTCCACGGCTTCCTGGCTAATAGCAAGCTGTCGGTCATGGCCAAAGCCTAATGCCTCGGCGCCTTTCTGAATGGCTTTATCTATCAAGCCTCCTCCAGCGTAACCCTGAATATCCATAGCAATCTGGTTGATGCGGTCGGCGTTGTATTCTTGACGAACCATTCCGCCTGCAGCAAAACCTTCTACTGGATTGGCCAGAGCTTGCAGCGCCTGGTCCTGAAGAGAAACAGCCTGGTCGTAGTCTTTAACGATGGGGACATCTTTTGCGCCACCAAAGTAGTTTGAATCTTGGACAAAGAAAACGACATCTGGCTCGCCATTATTGAACTCTACGAACGTCTTCTTATCCCATCCTGCCGGGGCGTAGTCGTCGTTCCACGGGAGTCGGGCAACTGGACGGAATCCGGCTGACTCGTAAATGTCTGGAAGATAGGTATCGAATGCATCAAGCTTCTTGCCGCCCGCTTGGACCGCTGCCTGGATCATTGAGTAAGAGCCGCCTTTGGGCTCGCCTGCGGAAGTGAATACGGCGACAATATCGCCGTCAGGCTTGATGGCAAAGCCGCTGCCATCGGTGGTGCGGAACAGACTTGCCTGAGCAAGGTCTTCTGCACTCTTGATTTCTACTTGAGGGCCGAACTCATGGCCAGACATGGCTTCTGTCATGTCGGTATTATAAGTTGCGGCGTTGGATGGCGAGTCTACCTGGTTGATGTTCGGCAGGTTGAGCCCTGCCGCCTGGTATTTGCCTAGAGTAGCTGGATCAGGGGAAAAGCTTAAAAGCCCATCTCGTCCATCATTCTCGATAATTTCGCTTCGGTAAGGCCCGGATTCCGAGAGATTACCGCCGCCATTATCGGTGCCCGCGTCGAGGCCAGCCCGTCTGTTTGCACGGATGGCTCGCTTGCGACCGCTGATGCCTCGGAAGTCTTCGAGCGCGCCTGGCGGTTCAATTTCAATTTCAATGCCATCGCTTCCGCGAACTGGCTGTCGTACTCCGAGAGACCCATATACTTCTCCTACACCTTCACTAAATGAGCCTGGGCGTGATTTAACGCCTAGACGGGAATATAAACCTTGTTCATAGAACCACAGAACCGCTTGTGCATCGGCTTCTGATAATCCTTTTAACGCAGTATTGTCCAGCACCAGCTGGTTGAACGCTTCCATTTGTCGGCGCTCAGTTTGATTCCTGGGCCCGCCCTGAACTACAGGCAACCCAGTCTTCGGATCGTTCGCGCCAAACATCTGACCGAATGCGCGGTTGTAGCTACGAGAATACCAAACGTCTTTCGTGGTCCCCTCGTATCCATTTATGTTCAGAGAGAAGCGGCCTGTCTTGTCGCCAAGAATCATAGCTCCAAGGTGGATGCTGTCTTTGCCGCCACTTAGCCCGGTAGGCGCACCGCCTAGCCCGGCCTCTTTCCTAATATCTGTCAACTCCTTTAGAGAGTGAGGCGATAGCCACCAGTCTGCAAAACCTTCTTCGCCGTACTTGCTGAGCAGCTTCGATATGACTTTCATGCCAGGCTCTACTGACTTTTGCTTGAAGCCCCACCCAGCATTCTGTATGCCTTCGGTCACTGCTCCCTTGCCTGGCGCTACGGTTGGGATCTCTCCGGTTCGCGCATAGGTCAACATGGCAGCCGTAGCCGCCTTCGTGTTGCCTATAACCTTCTGCCCAATTGATGTAGGCGCAGCAAGAGCCGACCAGATTATTCTTTTCGTCTCATTATTCTTTAATGCTTCTAGGCCAGGTATCTCGCCCAGCATCTGGAAAGTCTTCTCAACATCGGCATCATACCATCCTGCGCCGGAGTTTGCTTGCGTCATCTGTTCGTCGATGTCGGCGGCAATGATTCGTGCAGCTGTTAATTGGTCCTCTGGCACTGTCGGGTCTAGCTTTCTGCCATGTACGTTGAGGTGGTCCTCATCAAATGTTTTTGCCAGGTCGTCGATTTTAACGCGACTCTGGACAGCCTTTGGCTTTTTGCCAGATCGCTCCGCCTCTAGCAGAGCCATCTCTTTCTCCAGGGCAATTCGCTTATCTGCAACTCCACGCGCCATTGGTGTTAGGCGGTGGTCAATATCTGTCAATACAACAGCAACTTCCGGAACCGGCGGGACATCATCGACGGCCAGCTGCCGAGCTCCCATCTCTTCCAGTCTATCCTGGAGGGGCAGGTAAGCGCTTTCGTCCGGCACTAAATCAGCTGCACGGCCTATCCTTCTGGTGTCTACTGCGCCTTTCACTCCTTGCTTGACCATGCTGGCCGCTTTGCCAATAGGCAGAACCTCGCCAACAGTTAGCACATTGCCTAAAGCAAACTGAGTCTCAGGGTCGAGCTCGTTGTACTTCTCAAGCCCGTAGTCAACCATGCCAGGTATCGGGCCCAGGCTGTCCTTGTTTTCGCTGTATGCTTCCATCCCAGCCGTAACGCCCTGGGTCATAAGATCCATGGCGCCCTTGTTGATGGCTTGGCCTCCGGCGGTCCGGGGATTGTAGTTAAAGGCTTTATTGTAAGCTGCGTTGTTCGCCTCAAGCTCCTCCATCGTATGGTCGGTGAAGTATTGCTCGCCTAGAGAAATAGCTGACGCGCCGATGGGGCCGAACATTCCAGAGACTGTGTCGGTGATTACGTCACCAATAACATTAGGTATTGAGCTGGATGGCTGGTATGGCTGGCTGATCTCTGCTACCGGCTCGTCCGAGCCTTGAGCAAATCTCTGCAGCGGTGAACGGCCTCGTTGGAATGCATTGCCTCTCAAAATAGTGTACTCCTAAGCTGCGTAAGGGTTAGTCCTAGCCGTTCTCTCGACTTTGCGCTCGTCGGGATCTTTTGCCTGTGGCAACTCAAACCAGCGATCATTCTTAAAATATATGATGGCCTGCGTGAAAGTATCAACGTAGTCATCGTGCGGCGCAACAGGAAACTTCGACAATTGCTTGACGAAATCATGCGCCCAGCTCACAAAGTGGCCTGGATTCTTCTTAGACTCAGGTATCCACACCATGCCGAGCTCCAGTGTTGGGGCTGCTTGGTGGGCTCGGCTAACCTTGTCAGCGTTACCCGGATTGTAGCCGATAGCCGGGACATTGGCCAATCTTAGATCCTGGAGCAGAGATTGTCCAGACGCTTTGGCCTCGACCAAGATTCTGTCAGGTCGTCGCGGCCTAGAGAACTCGCTCTCTTTGCTCATGCCGCCGTACTCTGTAGCCCAGTCCTTGATCGCCCTGGCGCGCAGATCCGGGTAGCTTAGGTGCTCATCCCAGGCGTCGATCAGCATGACGTTGCGCTTTCCATCGTGAGTGAACACGGCCCACAC